GTGCCGTGGCCGATCTCATCGCATGGCTGCACCGGGAGTGGGAGCTGCCCTTGACGGCCCCGTGGCCGTTCGGGGATTGGACGGGCAACCACAACCACCGCATGACCGCGGCGGAGTGGACGCGGTTCACCGGGGTGTGTGGCCATCAGCATGTGTGGGGCAACGACCACACCGATCCCGGCGCATTTCCGATCGCCCGCTGTCTGGCGATGGCGCGTGGCGGCTCCACGCCTGTCCCCCGCCCTGCCCCTGCAGCCCCGAAACCCGAACTGATCGACCCAATCGAAGGAGACGAAACAATGCACGGATGCTGGTATCACCCGAACCCGAAGGACAAGAACACCCGCATATACCTGTTATTCAACGAGGTCAGCGGA